GCAGAGTTCCTAGATTGGCAGTTCAAGGAGCAAGAACGAAAGACAGCAGGTCAAGGTATAGACCAGAGCAGTAAAGGCAAGGACAGGTAGTGGCTGACTTCAGGATCAAGGTCATCATTGACCCACGCGGCGCAATCGCTGGGGCCGACAAAGTCGAACGGAGGATGAAGACCCTCGGCAAGACAGCCGCCGGTTTGCGCAGCCAGTTCGCGATCCTCTTTGGAGGCGCCGCCATCCTCGCTGGTGTGACTGCGTCGATACGCCTTCTTGCTGGCTTTGAACAGACTATGTCCACAGTTCGTGGCATCACCACCGCCACGGATGCAGAATTCAAGCAGCTAACTGAAACAGCGAAGCAACTCGGTGCAACCACTCGGTTCACCGCGTCCCAGGCAGGTGAGGGCCTTTTGTTCCTGGCTCGAGCAGGCTTCAGCGTTGCTGAGGCTATCGATACTGTCGACGATACTCTGCGTTTGGCCCAGGCGGGAGCGTTGGATCTGGGCACTGCGGCGGACATTGCTTCGAATGTCCTGACTGGCTTCCGTCTGAAAACGGACCAGGCAGCGCGGGTGGTAGATGTGCTGGCCTTGGCGGCCAACAGCGCCAACACCACCGTCGGACAACTCGGACAGGGCCTCAAGTTCGTTGCCCCGGTGGCGGCTGGCTTGGGCGTTACCATCGAAGAGACCACTGCAGCCATCGCTGCGCTGTCCAACGCTGGCCTCCAGGGAACCCTCGCTGGTACTGGTCTCCGGAAGGTGCTCGCCGAACTGGAGTCACCGTCGAAGAAGACCACGGACATTCTCCGGAGTCTGGGTGTCACGATCGATCAGGTGCGCATCAGCGATGTTGGACTCACTCAGGCTCTGAAGGTGTTGGCAGAAGCTGGGGTGGACACGGGCAAGGCTCTGGAGATCTTCGGGCAGCGAGGTGGCCCTGCATTCGAAGTGCTGTCCACCAGCATCCCCTTTGTGGAAGAGATGACTGGCAAGCTGGGTGAGGCGGAAGGAACAGCCCAACGTATCGCCGAGGTGATGGACGACAATCTGAACGGTGCCTTGCTAGCTGTGAAATCGGCGGCTCAAGCGGTCATTCTGGAGTTTGGGGAGCTTGCGGCTAGTGGTTTCCTAACCTCTATCTTCAAGAGCTTGGCTGGCGCTCTTAGAACTGTCGCTGCCAACATGGACACAGTTCTGCGCGTACTGAAGGCACTTGTCATTGCGTTGGGAGTACAGCTTGCTGGAAAGGCCATACCAGCAGCCATCGCAGGTTTCAACGCTCTGTCTCGCTCCGTTGTTCGGCTCACTCTTGCCATAGCAGCGAACCCCTTGGGCGCGATAGCGGTTGCCATCACAGCAACGGTTGCTCTCCTGGTAGCCTTCGCCGACAAGATCAGAATACCGGGGGAGGAGTTCACCACACTGGCTGATATTGGGGTTGCCACCTTCGAGTTCATTCGCGATGCGGTGAAGGTGGCAGCAGAATTTCTCAAGGAACGGCTGCTGTCTGCTATCAACGTGGTGGTGGAAGCCTTCGGTGGCATCAACGTCACGTTCGCCGATGTACTTGGGTTCCTGAAGACATTTGTGAACCGCTTCATTGGCTTCTTCGTTGGACTGAGCAACGTCATTAGGCTGCTGTTCAAGAAGCTGAGAGACATCATCTTCGGTTTCCTCGGACCGGACTTCTTCAAGACCATCGGTTCAGGCATCACCAAGGTGATAGACTTCGCCGGCAAGGCACTCGCGAAGCTGGTGAGTTTCGCACAGAAGGCGTTGGAGCTCATAGGGGTTGGACTGGAAGGTATCAACGAGCAGCTTGGCACGGATCTGCAGCTGCCCGACTTCAGCGTGCCACCAGCCATCGCCGAGCTAGGAGCCGAGATCCAAAGCGAGTTCCTCAAAGGTTTCGACAAAGACTTCATTGGTGGTGCCATCGACCCCATCTTGGAGCGTGCCAGAGAGTTGGCTGCCTTGCGTCAGGGCACTGAAGAAGAGGAAGCTCCGTCGGTTCAGAATCGACTTGGCGATGCCCCTGGACCGGGCGGTGCCGGAGGTGGCACGGCTTCCGACCTCCAACCGATCCTGGATGGCCTACAGCAGCAGAAGGAACTGCTCGCCCTCAACAATCGGGAGCGAGAGATCGCTACCCAATTGCTCAGCATAGAAGAAGATCTGACGCGCAGCCTGACAGAAGCGGAGAAGGAGTTGGTCACCTCGAAGCTCGAGGAGCTTCAATCACTGGAGTTGCAAGCGTCCATCTTGGAAGAGCTTCGGGGCCCGCAGGAGGAGCTTCTGCTTCGCCAAGAAGCACTCAACCAACTGTACAAGGACGGCAGGATTAGCCTGCAGGAATTGAACGACGAGACTTTGACGTTGGCCCAGAAGTCAGCAGAAGCTAGCAACACGATTGGTGGCGGTCTGTCCGCCGGGCTTTTGGAGGTTGCCAACCGCACCAAGGATCTTGGGAAGAACATCCAGACCTTCGTGGTTGGTGCCTTCGACAAAGCCACGGACTCCCTTGTCGAGTTTGCTACCACCGGCAAGTTTGAGTTCCGATCCTTCGCTGCTGATCTGATCTCCCAAATTGGCAAGCTGATTCTCCAATTCGCTTTGGCCGCAGCGGTACGCGCTGCCTTCGAAGGTGGCAGTGGTGGCGGTGGATTCTTGGGTGGACTCTTTGGTGGCGGAGGCGGAGGCGGTGGTGGTGGCCTTCCCACAGGTCAGAACGGGTTGGACTCCACCGTTGGTGGCAGCGGAGGCACAGACAGTCAGCTCGTGGCCTTCCGCGCAACACCAGGCGAACGTGTGCAGGTTTCTACCCCTGGGCAGCAGGGCAACATGAACCAACCCATTGTTGTGCAGGCTCCGCCTGTGAACATCACCAATGTGCAGTCCGCGGATGACATCCCGCTCGGCATCGAATCGGCGGAAGGAGAACAAGCTGTGTTGAATGTTCTGAGCCGCAATGCAGAGACGTTGAAGTCTCTGACAGCGCAGGCGTAAGAGTATGGCCTTCGCAGTAGGTACAGCTGACGGTTTCGTCGACATGCTGAAGAAGCTCCGCGACTATGCGGACGGTACGCTGGACCCCACTGGCACCATGGGTGACGAAGCGGACTTCTCCGCTGGCGCTTCGGTGCCGACCGCTCAACAGTGGTTCGTGGAGAAGGAGACCATCCCCGAGAGTGGAAACGCGACGGATGGTGAGGTGTACCTCCGTGGCCCAGGAGGAGGCTCGGACGAGATCTTCCTCAACATCAAGACGTACCGCGACACAGGGCTCTTCAACTGGGAGATCCGCGGGGCGCTTGCCTTCAACGGCAGCGATGCCTTCGAGGGTCAACTCCAGACCTCAGATGGAGTTCAGTATGCTCTGCTGAACAGTTCCATGGACATTTGGTTCTTCGTTAACGGTAGGCGCATCATCGCGGTAGCCCAGATCGGCTCCAACTACAGTGCCATGTATGGAGGTTTCTTCAATCAGTATGCCACCTCAGCTCAGTATCCTTACCCCATGCTGGTTGGAGGTTCGGTCACTGGCGCCACAATCCCATCTACCAACAGCAGTTACGATCACTCGTGCATGCCTGACCCCTGCGATAATGGGGCGCAGGTTCGGTGGGTAGATGGCACTTGGTACGAAGTTCGGAACTACACAAGTGGAGGCGCTTCTCGCTCCAAGGTGGGCTCCACAGGAAGAGCCATCTGGCCCTACGCTGCTCCAGATGTACCCGGTGCAACTCACAGCCAAGGCACCCACAATCTTGCTGAGACTTTCTATCACCTGAATATTTGGGGTCAGACAGCCGGAGCCTCAAGCCCGAGATTGGACTCTTCGTTCACCGGTGAGCGCACGGTCTACCCCACCTCGCTGCAGTTCGCAGGAGTTGCTCCGGATGACACTGTGGTAGGCGAGCTGGATGGCATGTTCGCTGTCTATGCAGAGTCCGGCGATACTGCTGAGAGCGAGATCACAGTTGGCGGCGACACCTACATCACTTGGCCGAACACATGGCGCACTGAGCCTTTCGATTGGTTCTCGGTGAAGAAGGAGTAACAAATGGCCAATGTGACAGCCTCCAGCATAGCCGGACCGGATGCAGTCCTCACCAACATCCGAGACTTCATTGTCACCCTGACTGGGTGGACAGTGCATGTCAACATCGCTGCTCCTCCCACTCCAGAAGACTCAGCAGGTGGAAATGAGCTGATCGCTTCCAAGGGCGATGTGCTCTTTGGGCTGCGCTCCACCACCACCGGCACCAGCAATGGAAACCTCTTCTTGTTCGACGGCAACGGTGTCTGGTCGGCCATGGACAACATCGATGAGATGACCGGCAACTCTGGCATCCGAGTCACAGATGCTCAGTACGATGATATCTCTGCCGAAGCTCGCTACTGGAACGAGGTAGGGGCAGGTACGTGGCCCAACATCTGGCTCTTCGGCGCCGACTCTCCTAACTACTGGCACCTGGTTGCGGAGATCTCTACCGGCATCTTCCGACACATGTGGGTGGGCGAGCTTTCACCGAAGGTCGGTTCGTGGACTGGTGGCGCGTACTATGGAGCGCAATACTGGGATCTGTTCTCGAGTCAGATAGATCAGCCTGACTCCACAAGCCATGCCGTGCCGTTTGATGCCCAGGGTACGAGTAGCCCTGCGCGAGCAACTACCGTGCATTGCGAAACCCTTACTCCAACCTCAAGTTGGGTACAGCCCGGCGCCACGGTAGATGCCGCACTCAACAGCATTCAAAGAACAGCAGGGATAGGGTTTGGCTCGCGTGGTAACCTCGGGAGCAATAATTGGTTCAACTCCGGGGTGAGCCCTCTGTCCGGTATCTCTTTCTTCGCCCCTGTGGGTTGCTTCTTCAGAGACCTTTCAGACAACCCGGACTCCTTCCACCATCTTGGCTTCGTTCCGGATGTGAAGTTTGTGAACATGGAGAGCTTGGATCCCGCCAGCACGATCACCATTGGTTCGGATACCTATCGCGTTTTCCCCATAGCGGCGAAGAACGGTGCAATTGACGCGGACAATTCCGGTCTCTATGGGTACGCCTACCGGGTATTCTGAGCATGGCAGTCCTTTGGCCTTCTGCTCTCTTGTTCGACCGCGTCGTTGCTGGGATCTACCCCAACATCATTGACGGAACGAATTCCATCTGGGCTGTCGTCACCGGCATCATCCCGGACGAGTTTGACAAATTCGGCACAAGCTCCGGTGGTGACAACAGTCCGCCATCCCAAGTCAATAGCACGGGTGTGTTGTGGAACACTCATGGTGGGTTGGTCTGGTTCGGCCAGATCATCATCATTCCTCCCAAGATTGCTCTGGGCAACCTGCTCTCCACACAGACCCGGACCATTGAGCTGTTCAACAGTACTCCCGCGGACGTGGATTACACCACGTTCGTGAACAACGTCGGCTTGGGCATTACCATCCTCAACCAGCCAATGCTTCCAGCTACAATCGGCACCTTCAACTCCATCGTGTTGAATGTCCAGATCTCCACCAGCGGACCGCCCACCATAGAAGGCACACTGGACTTTACCGTTGACGGCCAACTCCTCATCACGGAACTCACTGGTTCTCGCGTTGTGTTGCTTCCTGTGCGTCCGGAAACACCCATCAAGGAGGTGTTGGCGTTCAGCACCGATATCATCGAAGCCAAGGACGGCACCGAGCAACGGATCAGGATTCGTGACTTCCCCAGGCAGCTCATCTCGTTGGAGTTCTTCGTCGAAGGGGATGAAGCTGCGAACCTTCGCAACTTGCTCTTCGACTGGACGCCCAGGGTGTGGGGCTTGCCCATCTGGTGGGAGGAGCGACAGCTTGGTGCAGACACCGCGGCGGACGACCTCACCATCACAGTCGATACTCAATACGGAGACTTCCGGGTCGGTGGTATTGCCATCCTCTATGAGGATCAGTTCGAATTCGAAGCGCTGGAGATAGCTTCGCTGACGACCACATCCCTCACGTTCACCTCTGTAGTCAAGCGTGCACATCTCGCGAAGGACACGACGGTCTTGCCGGTGCGTTTCGCCTATGCCAACCCAAGAGGACCCAGCGAGAAGCATCTGACGCAAGGGCAGTCCAGAGTCGGCATGGACTTCAACACGATCGACAATATCGACCTCTCGGATGCTTCTGCGTTCCCGACGTATAGGGGGCAGGTGCTGTTGGGTGAGCCCAACCTCATCCGTGGCGCCAACATAGGGGAGAACTGGAGCCGAGTGACCACGAAGCTGGATCCGATCGCTGGTCCACTGCTGCAGCTTCCCACCAACGATCGCTCCAAGCTCGCCACCAGGAAGGCGTTCTTCTCTTCCACACCCCAGCGTCTGTGGGAGGTGCGGCAACTCATGCACTTCCTCCAGGGCAGCGTCGCTCCGTTCTATCTGCCGAGCTTCCGACCGGACATGCGCGTCGTAGCCAACATCGGGTCAGCAGACTCTACCATCGACATCTTCAACATCGGGTTCACCAATTTCGTGGCACAACGCCAGCCGTTCCAGAATATCAGAATTCTGCTGAACGACGGCACGACGTTCCTTAGACAACTCACAGGCTCTGTCGTCATCGACAGCACCACCGAGCGTCTCACCATCGATGCCTCCCTGGGCACGTTGGTCACGTTGTCAGAGATCAAACGGACTGAGCTGGTTGCGTTGGTGCGGCTCCGAAAGGACAGGGTCAACCTGGACCATACCATTCCAGGCTATGCTTCTATCTCCATGGAGGTGTTGACCGTGCAGTTCGATCCGGCATGACGTATACAGCCAAAGAGCAAAGCGAGATTGAAGGGTCGCCGGTTGAACTCTATGAGTTCAAGTTGGCTGGTCAGGTGTTCCGTTCCACAAGCCAGTCTGAGCCTGTGACATTCGATGGTTTTGTCTATCTGCCAGCCCCCATCAAGCGCAACAATCCAAAGCTCTCGAAGGAACGCTCTGGTGTACAACTTCTGGTGACTGTGCCAACCAGCGCTGACGTTGCCCAGGAGTACATTGACATCGTGCCCACGGCGAAGATGTCGTTGACCATCTTCCGACAGCACCGGACCGATACCCCAACCCCTCAGACAATCACCTTCTGGAAGGGGTTCATCACCAACGTGTCTTACAAGGACGAGATCGCCGAGATGACTTGCGAGCCCATCCAATCTCTATTCGCCAGGGAGATCCCGCGTCAAGTCTATTCCGGACTCTGCAACCATGTGCTCTTCGACACAGGCTGCCGTGTCTCTCGAGTTTCATTCTCAGATGTTGTGGAGGTGACCGCCATCAGCACAAGTGGTGATGTCCTGACGTTGGACTCTCTGAGCACAGCACGCCCTGCGGACACCACGTTCTACGATGGTGGCTTCGTGGAGCGGGCCAACGGAGACAAGCGACTCATCTTGGAGTACACCTTCGCCACGGACGAGGTGCGCATACTGCTACCTTTCGACGGGTTGGCGGTTGGTGAAGATGTCACTGCTCGAGCTGGATGCGCCCACGACATCACGACGTGCCGCGACAAGTTCAACATCGTGCCAAACTTCGGCGGGTTCCCCTGGAGTCCAAATACGAATCCGTTCGAAGTGGGAGTAGATAACTAGATGGAATTCCTCACCATGATGATCATTAGCCTAGTCCTCACCGCGGCTAGCTTCGTCACGTCTGAGTTGCTGCGACCAGCTCCGGCGATTGAGAACGCGCGCCCCGCGGACTCAGGTGACTTCAAGGTCACGACGGCAACCGAAGGTCGGAAGGTGCCGCTCGTCTGGGGCACCATCCTTATGGACGGACCCAACATTGTTTGGTGGGGGAACATCTTCGCTCAGCGGATCCGCGAAACCATCAAGACTGGCATGTTCTCTTCCACGAAGATCACTACCGGCTTCCGCTACTTCGTCAGCTTCCAGTTCGCCCTCTGTCGTGGCAACATCGCTGGCGTCAGCAAGATCCGTTACGGGAAGAAGCTCACCATCTATGACAGCGGCTTGACTCTGGCCGACATTCCGGTAGATCTCCCCAAGGCATTCGGGGGAGAGAAGAAGCCAGGTGGAAACGGTGGCATGCGCGGTCGGTTCATTATCCACGATGGCTCACAGATCACTGTTGACTCCCATCTGGCTGCCATCATCGGCACAGACCTGCTGCCCACCTACGAAGGTACGGCATATCTGGTCTGGAAGGACATAGACGTCACTAAGGACCGTGGTGGCAAGCTGGGCAATTCGCCCCAATTCAAGATGTTCGACTTCACGATCGCTCGTTTCCCGGACAACGTCGGCTTGACTCCTGGACATGAGATCGTCAACTCCCTGGACGCTAATCCAGTTGAAGTCATCTACGAGATCCTCACGGACACTTCCTGGGGCATGGGCTTGAACCCCTTGGATATCGACATCGCCAATTTTCAGTCGATTGGTGAGACCCTCTTCACTGAAGGCAACGGGTTCAGCTTCCGACTGGACAATGTCAAGACTCCGATGGACATCATCGGAGAAGTGGAACGCCAGATGGGTGGTGTCCTCTTCGTAGATCTGTTCACCGGCAAGTTCAACATCAAGCTCGTCCGCAACGACTACACCCTGCTTTCGCTGCCTCTCTTCGACGAGTCCAACATCGAAAAGCTCAAGAGCTTCACACGTACACCCTGGAACGGCACAGTCAACGAGGTGCGTATCCCCTTCGATGATGCCACCAAGGATTATCTCGCTACTTCCGCGTTGGCTCAGGATGGAGCCAATTTCGAGATACAGGGTGAACGCAAGATCACCACCATCCGCTACCCTGGAGTCAAGAACAGAGCACTTGCCGCCAACATAGCTTGGCGCGAGTTGCGGAGCCTTTCCTTCCCGTTGGCCAACGTCAGCCTTGTGGTCAATCGGGAAGCCTTCGACCTCAAGCCGGGAGACGTGTTCCGTTTCTCTTGGGTAGCCTTGGGCATCGTCAACATGCCGCTGCGTATCATCCGTATCGACTTCGGTACTTTGGAGGATGGCGCCATCAAACTAGAGACGTCGCAGGACGTATTCCAGTCTGAAGCTTCAGCGTTCACCCCAGCGCCCGACAGCGAATTCTTCAATCCCATCCAAGAGGTCACTCCACTCACCGCTCAGGACCAGTTCATCTCAGAATTGCCGCTCATGTTCGCGAAGCAGTCGCCGGATGGAGAAGTGCTCATCTGGCATGCTTTGGTTGGCGCCGCAGACGCTGGCGGAGAACCGTACAAGTTTGAGATGCTCACTGGCTTCAACCCAGGCCCCACGTATACTTCCTTGGGCGACAGCAACGATGGCGTCGCCAGAGTTGGAACGCTGCGTGCTGCTCTGGTTGGCTTCACCAGCGCCATGCCTGCCCAAGAGGCAGGTGTGTTCGACGTGGACCCACGCACAGATGAAGATCTGTCGGACCTGGCCATTGGTGTGCTGCCTCAGGACGACATCAACAACCGCTTCTTGGGAGTGGTGGTCATTGACCCTGGCACGAGCGACGAAGAGTACATCATCTATCAGGAGGCTGTGGTGGATGGTGCTGGGATCGAGCTTCGCCAAGTGATTCGCGGGGCCATGGACACTGTGCCGAAGGCACATTCCATCGATGCTCCGGTGTGGTTCGCTGGTGAGGGTGGCTTCGAAATTCTGCCGCAAGAGTTCACTGCTGCTGATGACATCTCCGTGAAGCTGCTGGGAGGCTCCATCAACGATGATGTGACGGAGATGGAGCAGACGGTCGACATGGACCTTGTGTTCCCTGCTGCCATCAAGTTCCGTGCCGGCAAGCCATACGCTCCGAACGAGTTGAGCATCAACAGCGCGACGCGACCAGCTTCCGCTGACGCTGACTTCGACATCAGTGAGGGCAGCGAACCGGCCACACCCGGACTTGACTTCGTGTGGACACGGCGCGACCTGACTGGAGACAAGATCAAGGAGAACGGTCTCGGGCAGAACGACGACGGGAAGACCACGTGGGGCAACGACGAGGGAGCCAACGTCGGGCTCCGCTGGAACGTGTGGCTGTACGATCTGGAGACCACCCCCTCTCCCACGGGTCGCGGACAGTCCATCCTGGCTCTGAGCAGCGAGGTGGGCGATCTCATCACCGGCATCCGCGTCACCAGGGAGCAGATCACCAACGCCACCGTCGGCAACATCGTCCCCAACTCCATGCGCATCGAAATCGAGAGCGAGCACGACGCCCCTGAAGCTGACAGCGTCGGTTTCGAAGTGCTCGAGTACGACTTCTCTGTGACGTCAGATCTACAGACTG